CACCAACTTGACCAGCGCCATGTCGTCCTGCAGCTCATACACCTCGGGCAGCTGCGCCACGGTGATCTGGTCTTTGCCCGCATACAGGCCGATGGTGTAGGTGCCTTTTTCCATCGAGGCGGTGTCGCGGTTGTTTTTCACCTTGTCGCGCACCAGCAGGTAGAAACCACTGGTGCCCGTGAAGCGCCACTTGCCCGTGCCCACGCTTGCTGCCACCAGCGTGCCGGTGTTGTACTGGTCCTCTGGCGTTCCGTTGGCCACCTTCCAGATCTCGTTACTGCCAGAGCCGCCCTGAATGGTCAGCGAACTGTCGCCATTGGCGTCAACGATCTCGACGGTGATGACCTCGGTGTCGTAGGCGGTGAACGTGCCGCCGCCCGTGATGATCTCGGTGTCGTATTTGTCGTCGCCGGCATAAGAGGCCGACTTGATGGTGATGACGTTGCCCAGCACCGAATAAACGGCGGCGGCGTCGTCGCGCACCACCACGCTGAAAGTGCCCTCGATGCTGGTGCCAGCGCGGGTGGCGATCTGGCCCAATTTGATGCCCTGTTCGCTGAGCCTGAAAACCGCCGTGCGGTCGTAGCGCTTGCTGGGGGTTTCGATGGCGGTGTACGCGGCCACGGTGGCCTGCGACGCCTCGGTGATGCCCACGTCGGGGATGTCGATGAACTCGAGCACGTTGAGGCCAGCGGCCAGCGTGATGGAGCCCTCCACGCGCTGAAAGCCGTACAACTCACGGGCGTATTTTTTGACCAGGCCGACCGAGCCGGGCGGGTAATACAGGGTGTAATCGGCAGCCGAGCCGGTGGCGTTGGCCTGGAAAAGCTCGGTGGCCGTGGTGGTGGGGTGCCAGATGGCGGCCACGCCAGCGGTGGTGACGTTTTTGAGCGTCAGGATGGAGTTTGGGCCAGCGCTTGAAGTGTAGAGGCCTTGGATTTTCGCGCCGTTGAGCAGGTTGATCGGGCCGCTGGAATTGACCCACTCGGTCACAGTGCTGTTACCCACCATCGTTGTCGACCTTACGGTGAGCGTGTTCGTGGTGCTGTTGTAGGTGATCTCAGCAGCTGCCGTGGCGTCCACGTTTACCGTGGTGAAGTTGGTGGTCAGCTTTCCGCCCTCAAACGTGAACAGGTTGCCACCGCCAAAAGCGTTATAGCTGGCTGAGCCACTTAGACCGATGGCGAGGACGTGCAGCTCCTCCAGCAAGTCTTGGAAGCTACTGACGGTGACTGCTGATGAAATGGCCGCTTGAGTGCGAACGATTCCCGCTTGCTCGGTCATCGTGATCGGCGAGAAGGCCGACAAATCATCATCACCAAATGTCATGTCAGGTGACTCAACCTGAACGCGATAGCCGAACTTTTGCAGGGTGAAATTTTGGCCGGTGAACCGGGTGATCGACACACTGCCGCCCGTTGCGATAGCGCCCACGCACACGATCTGAGCGCGGCCAGTGGATGCGTCCGCCGTGGTGCTGAAACCGCTCTCAGCTGGGAGCGCGGTGGTTGGCGTGTATGCGCCGGGCGTGCTGCCAACTTCGATCTGGCCACCCCAGAGAAACAGTCCGCTGTTCAACGTCCCGGCATAGCTCGGCACCGTCAGGCTTGATGATGTGGCAATGTTGGCATAACCAATCGCGCCAGCGCCGTCTGTCGTGCCAGTGACGGAACACCGGAACCAGCCGTCACCGACAGAGGTAATGACAGCAGTAGTGCCAGCAGAGGCGATGAAGGTGCCGTTGGTCAGGTTGAAACACGCTTGGCCGTTGGTGCCAGTGGTGATCAAGCGCATGTGCAAGAACGAGCGCTCGGATGCCTTGGCGTAAATCGAGTAGGTGTAGACCACGCCAGAGGTCACGCCCACGGTGCCGCTGTTGACACGGTGCTGGCCAGTGCTTGCGTCCTCGCGCACCTTGTCGGCGGTGGTTGTGCCGTCCGGCGCGGTGGTTGCATTGGCCGAAACTGTCGAACCGTTCTTTGTCCAGTAGGCGTTGTCCAGCTGCTCAGAGTACAAATGGAAGTTTTGAACACCCGTGCCAGTCAGAAAATCGCGGGTTGTTTCGCTGAATGTGTTCTTCTGAGCGTACAGGGTGCTGCGGCTGTCATACGAGCGAATCACCGTGCTGGGTTGCACTTGAATTCGCTTGAGCGTGCCGCCGATCCAGCGGTTGTTGGTGCTCCAGTTAGACCCGGCGATGTTGGTCTTCGACGCGCCAAACCATGTTTCGTCTGTATAGTTGTTCAGCACCATGATCACAGCGCTGCCCGTTGATCCAAAGGTGTCAAACAGGTTGGACGTGACAGCCACACCGTTACGGCGTGCCGTTGAAGATACATAGCAAACGCTGTTGTTGTAGTAGGGGCGCACCAGCTTTTGCGTGCCTTCGGTGTTCAACGCAGAGCGATACACCACTTGGCGCTGAAAACCCGTAGACAGTTGCAAAATTGGATAACCTGCCACTTTTTGCAGGTTCAAGCCCTTCCAGATCGTGCCCGTTGAGCATGGCTCCAATTCTTGTTCGGTGTAGGCCGCAGACGTGACCACCGTGCCATCAAGCGAACCGAACTGCATCTCGTTCAGGTAGCGAGGGTCGCCGCCACCAGGGTTGCCGATGACTGCATAGAGCATCGCGCCGCCCTTCATGCTGATGCCGTCGTCCACCGTGTTGGTGATGGTCGTGCCGTTTGTTACGCGCACGAAGTTGGCGCGAGCACCGACAGCCAATCCGACCGTCTGAGTCAGCACCCAGTTGTTAAAGATCGTGTTTGTCTTGTCGCGGCTGGAATGAAGGATGATGCCGAAGGCTTCGCAGTCCACGTAGTACGTCCCGCGCACATTCACGAGCGAGCAAGTCGAATCAATGTAGATGTAACGCCCTGGCTTGTAGCGGTTGTTGACGATCAGCGCTGCCCATGCGGTTTTGATTTCTGCGTCAGTGACTGCGCCGCTGAATTGCCAGACGTTGACGCCAGCGAGCGTTGTGGAAGTAACTGCCATTTATTTGCTCTCCACCATGTGCAGCACACCGGGGTGCATGCGCCAGGGTTCTTTGTGGCCGATGACGGTGGCGCAGACCTCGCTGCAAAACCACTTTGTTTCATGTTCGCGGCTGACGAACGGCAGCACGCTGCGCACGCAGCCCACCAGGTCATAGGGTCGGCCAGCGTTGTCAGCGAGAAAGTGCCAAAACGCGCCCTCGTCCACATGGGGCAGCGCAATCACGTCCCATTTGTCGGGGTTCAGCTGCATGCGCTTGACGCGCACGCCGCCCTCAGTGCCCACGCTGCTCAGGCAGTCCACCGGCCCAGCAAACGGGTCGCCCAAGCAGATTTCCGAGTGGCTGTACTGGCTTTTCGTGAAAAACCGGATGGCCCGGTTGATCAGGCCTTTCCAGCCTGCGTGCGTGCTTTTGTAGCTGGCAAGGTAGAGCATGGCGATCACTCCCGCGTTTCGATGGTGTATTCGGTGGTGGTGTTGACGATTTCGTCATTGGCGTCGCGCTTGACGGTTTGAACGGCGCGGGTGGGGTGCTGCACGACGACTTGGGCGGGCGGCATGGTTGCCTCGAAGTTGACGGCGGGCGCGGTGACGTTGACCACGGGGGCGGCCACGTTGACCACAGGGGCGGCTTGCTGGGGCACGTTGACGACGATGGGCATTTCGGTGGCGACTTCTTTGATGTGCGCGGTCATGGCGTCGGTGAGGCCGCGCATTTGGGTCTCGATGTCGGCGGTGGACAGTTGCACGGTGGTGGATCGGTTCAGCCCAGCAAGCACAGCCATCAGTTCGGTGTGTTGGCGCTGCGCCTGGTCGTTGGCAACTGCGCTGTGGCTGGGCTGATCTGTGGTGGCTTGGCTGCGGCCACCGTTGGCCTGCGTTGGCTGTGCGCCTGCGTTGGCGGCGGTTTGTGCGCCGGGTGCGCCTTCGTAGGCGGTGAGCGCCACGCCAAACTCTGCGGCCAAGGCTTGCGCTTGGCCGATGGCTTTGATGGTGTCTTCGTAGTCGTAGCCCATGCTGGCGCACAGGTCTTGCGGGGCCATGAGGCCCGCTTTGACGGCCAAAACCTTGGCGTTCATGTCGCTTTGTGGGTCCACCCATTCCCAACGGCGAGCTTGCCATTCGTGGCGGGCAAACTTGGCGGCTTTGCTGGCTGGCAGGGCCGAGCCGTTGGGCATGACGATGGCGCCAGACAGCAGGGCCATTTGCAGCCAGGCTTTGTAGACCGGCTCGATGAAGCAGCCGATAAACCATTCTTGGTCGTGCGTCCAGCGGTCGCGCTCTTCCAGCGTGCCTGAGCGGATGCTGGAAAAGCTGACGCCTTCCAGGTCGTTGGCCAGTGAGTGGTAGGCCACGCCCCAGCCTGTTGCGATGCGTTGCAGGCAGGTTTTGGCAAAGGGGCCGAAAACTTCGTTGGGGTATTTGCTGTCGTGTGGGGTGAATTGCACGCCCGTGGGCAGTGTGTCGTAAATGCCGGGCTGGCTGGCGGTGATTTGCTGGCCCGATGCGTCGACCTGCCCGATGGGGGCCATACCGTCTGGTGTGGTGAAAAAGCCGTAATGGTTGGCACCATGCTCAGCGGCCAGCAGCGCGGACAACATGAAGCCGCCCAGGTGGTGCAGGCTGAGCATGCCGGGGGCCATCCACGGGATGCCGCGCACTTGCTCGGCGCGGGTGACCTTGAAGCGGTGCAGCATTTCGTCTGCGGCCACGCGGATGCGGCGGCGGCTGCTGCGTGCGCCGTCGCTGGGGTGCGCCTCAAACAGGTGCACGGCCACGGGGCGGCGGTATTGGTTGACCTCCACGCCCATGATG